CAGCCTACCACGATTGTAGGTGCGGCAGATGTGTTAATTCATAGCACCACTATTCAGTAATGAGTAGTTGCAAATTGGTTAAATTTCTGGGAAGTCTTAACAAGTCATGTTGAAGATAATCAGAAGCCAAGCCGTATAAGTAGGGAAACCGAGAGATACGGAAGGTTCAACGACTAGGTGATGAGGAAACAATAATTCACCCACGAAAAACCGACACCCTAAAAAGGGTGATGATATAGTCTGGACTATTTAGAAATAAATAGAATCTAAGGATAAAGAGCCTTAGAGATAACAAATTCGATATGAGCGATTTTGGAACGATATCCGTTGTTCCGAATAGGTTTATGCTTGCTGGTAATTCGGCAGATGATATAGCACTTGTTCTCGATCCAGAGTTCGCGGAGGTAAACTATCTGCGTCCTTTTGAAACGAATGACCTTGCAGTTGCAGGCGATCAAGCTAATAAACAACAATTAGTTGCTGAATATACGCTTGGAGTCCTAAACGAAGGTGCTCATGGAATCATTGCTGATTTAGCGTAAGTTGTAATTAGGGGGGTTTGTTCTGTTTTCATATATAACTCCAAAAGATGTGTGGTATGAATGAACCCCTCTTTCCTCTTGTAATACAAAAAATTATGGAAATAAAAAAAACAACCTATCACCCCGACGGTGAGGGCGGTATTGTCATTACTGAAACGCAAGATGTTACTGACATTGTTGAAAAAAACAAAAAAGAATACAACTTGTATGATGAGCGCGCCAGATGGTCGGATGAGTTATTAGGTAACAAAATTGCATCGATTCCTTTAGCGGTGATTGATGATTTGAATAAAAAAAAGATTCTCCAGGGTTTTCGTGTCATAGATGATAAGAAGTTTAAGGCATGGTTAAACGATGGAGATAATCGATTCTTTCGAACTAGAACCGGACAAGTATAATGGCTTTTTCAACCTATGCAGAATTGCAATCTCTTACAGCTAATTATTTAGCAAGAGATGACTTATCGAATCAGATTGTAGATTTTATAAAACTCGGTGAGATTCGTTTGCGAAGGGATTTGCGTTTGCGCCAGATGTTAACGCAGACAACTTTGACGGTATCGAGTCAGACAGTTGCTTTGCCATCGGATTTTTTAGAATTGCGAGAGTTGCATTTAGATACAACTCCTATTGGGCAACTTGATTTTTTAGCACCAACATTTTTTTACAGAAATGGAAGGCCATCAGAAAGTGGGCAACCAGTATTTTTTACGATGACAGGAGATAATTTTGTCTTTGGTCCATCACCTGATACGAGTTATAATGCAGAACTTTTATATTATGCAGCACCAGATTTTCTAACTGATAGCAATACGAGTAATACCTTTTTAGTTACTGCACCCGATGCGCTTTTATATGCTTCTTTAGGAGAGGCAGAACCGTTTTTAATGAACGATCAAAGGTTAGCTGTTTGGGCAACGTTATATGACAGGGCAAAGAATAATCTTACTGCATCGGATGATGCGGCTGAATACTCTGGTAACCCTATGACGATGAGCGTATCAACGTAATGGAAAAGATTTCTTTTGGTGAATGGCTACCCGATCAACCTCCAGTAGCAGGAGCGTTAGTAGATGCTTTTAATGTAATCCCAAATCAAATTGGCTATGGACCTTTACCATCGGTATCGAATATTTCTAATGATGCTAGTGATAATTTGAATGGATTATTTAGCGGAAGATTTGGAAGTACCACGAAAGTTTTTGCTACATCTAGTACAAAAATCTTTGAATACTCATCATCAAACTTAAACCTTACAAATATCTCTCAGGCAGGCAATTACAGCGCAGGAGATACGGGTAGATGGTCCTCAACTCAGTTCGGTAAGGTTGTATTAGCAGCAAACGGAGAAGAGGTTTTACAAGCCTATACACTAGGCACAAGTAGTACCTTTGCAGATGTAGCAAGTGCGGCACCGACTGCACATTTTGTAAGTGTTGTTAGAGACTTTGTGGTTTGTGGAAGAACGAATGAGTTTCCAAACAGAGTCCTTTGGTCAGATATTAATGATGAGACAGATTGGGTGCCTGGAGCAACTTCTCAAAGTGATACACAAGATATAGCAGATGGTGGAAACATTCAGGGAATTACAGGAGGAGAGTTTGGGTTAATCTTCTTGCAAAAAAGTATTTCTAGGATGACGTATGCAGGAGCCCCGTTGTATTTTCAGTTCGATACGATTAGTAGAGGGCTGGGATGTTTGGAGCCAAAGTCGATTGCGCAATATGGAAACTTATCATTCTTTTTGAGTGATGATGGTTTTTATATGTGCGATGGAACAAAGGTTATTCCAATCGGTGCAGAAAAAGTAGATCGATTCTTCTTTAATGATGCAGAACTTGCGCTCTTAAATAATATGAGTGTAGCAGTAGACCCTGTAAGAAGATGTGTGTTTTGGTTGTATACCAATAACTCTTCTGCGCAATCCATTATTATTTATAACTGGCAGATCCAAAAATGGAGTAGAGGAGAGACCACCGCAGATTTTATCTCTAGTGTTGAGACAGAAGGAATTACGTTAGAGAGTTTGGATAATTATTCTTCTAGTATTGATGCACTAGGAATTAGTTTAGATGATCGTTTTTGGGTGGCAGATAATACATTACTTGCTGGTGTACAGGATGCAAAGATTGTCGCTTTTAGTGGGGAAAACTCTGGAGCAGAAATTGTAACCGGAGATTTAGTAAGTCAGAACTCCATCATTACTTTGGCAAAGCCACAGATTGATGGCGGTACTGCAAATGTATCGATTGCAAGTAGGGCAAGATTAGATTCAGAGATATCTTTTGGAAGTGTTGCCCAAGCTGATGCAGAAAACAGATGCTCAGTGAGATCGCATGGAAGGTATCACAGAATCAAAGTACTACCTAGCGGTAATTATACAAGTGCGGTTGCAGTAGATTTAGATATTAAAGCAGGAGGGATGCGTTGAGCCAATATAGAGTTCTTCCTTATAGTGGTGCAGAACCTCGACAGATATCAGAGGTAGTAAATAATGCAATGGCAGGAAAAATTAATAATACGGGCTCCATTAACTTAACTGCATCAAGTGCAACGCAAACTCATTTAGATGATGCGCGTATCGGTCCAGATAGTGTCATTAGTTTTATGCCAACAAATACTGCCTCAGCAAGTTTTTTAGGAGATATGTTTATTAGTAGTAGAAACATTGGATCTGCGGTAATTAGTCATTCGATTAATACCCAAGCAAGTGCAACCTTTTCTTTTACGATTATAGGGTGATAGAAAAAGTATACGTTGCGCCAAAGAATTTACGGGCGCATTGGGATTATATACGTCCCAAATTAGAATTAATTTTAAAAAAGAGTCCTGAACAATGGATTCCAGAAGATATCTATGCAGATATTCTCAACGGACATTCCTTGCTCTGGATTGCTTTGAATGTAGACAAACCGATTGCATTTATTGTTGGTCAAATCCAAGCAAATCAAACGTTTCATTTATGGGCAGGCTATTGCGATCCACACATAGATGATTATACAAAATGGCAAATGATAGAAGAAATCGCAATTGAAGCACAGTGTAAAAGAATGACATTTGAATCATGGAGAAAAGGTTGGGCAAAAAAAGCAAAACGCCTAGGCTTTGTTCCCAGAAAATATATTAAGGAGTTACGAGTATGAGTGGAGGTGGAACTACAACCCAAATCCAAGAGTTAAATCCGACACAAGAACCTTTTGTAAAATACGGTTTACAAGAAGCACAAAATTTATATCAGTCAGGATCGCCCGTATACTTTCCAGGGCAAACTTTTGTAGGACCAAGTGATCAAACACAAACTGCATTAAGTGCGGCACAAAACAGAGCAATACAAGGAAACCCGTTAGTACCTGCTGCACAAAGTCAGTTTCAATCGACAATCGAAGGTGATTATCTATCAGCTACGAATCCGTATTTTGCCAATCGATTTAATACTGCGGCAGATGCGGCTAGTCAAAGATATTTCGATGCAATGAATCAGATTAACTCGCAAGCATCGATGGCAGGACGGTATGGCTCGAATGCTATGGGTCAATTGCAAGACCGGGCAACGAGTCAGTTTGCAAAGTCTTTAACAGATACCGCAGGTGGACTCGCTTTTGATAATTATGCGCAAGAGAGAGGAAGACAATTAGCGGCAGCGCAAGCAGCACCAGCATTAGCCGCGCAAGATTATGCAGACATTGATCGGATGCTCTCACTTGGAAACATTACAGAAGGGTATCAACAACAAGCATTACAAGACTCTATCAATCGATTTGATTTTGAACAAGGTATGCCACAAAACAAATTACAAAACTTTTTATCTGCTGCCTATGGTGCGCCTTTAGGTAGTCAAACAACGATGCCTGTTCCAAAAGGAGGGGCGCAAGGTTTATTAGGTGGTGCGCTAACTGGAGCAGCTTTAACTTCTATGATTCCTGCTGGTTCTACAGGAGCCGCCGGATTCCTTGCAGCAAATCCGTATCTTGCTCCGATTGCATTAGGATTATTGGGGAGTCAGTGATGAATATATTAAGGAAAAAAAATGTTTAACTTATTTACGAATCCTGATAGAAGAAAAGCCGCTCTTCCTAGTTATCAGGATGCAGCAGCAAAACCGCAGGGTTTATTAGGAAACTCAAATCCTACAATGGGATTATTAGGCAATCCATTATTTGCGATTGGTTCTGCGTTATTAAATCCTAGACAGTCGTTTGGACAAAACCTACAGCAAGGTTTTCAAAATCTTATGCAACAACAAATGTATAAGGCAGAACAAGATAGAAAAAATCGTTTAGACCAAATACAACTTCTAACATTGCAAAATCAATTTAGAACTAAACGAGAAGGTTCTCCTTATAAAATAATGACTAAAAATGGACCCGTTTTAATGCAACCAATGTCTGATGGCTCTACACAAAATTTAGGAACACCGGTGATTTCAAAATCATCTCTGGAAAAAGATTTTAATTTTATGAGAGGGCTAAAAGAAAATGAAGGGCTTTCTGACGAGCAAATACTTAACAAAGCCTTATCAAGAGGAGGTACAAATCTTACGGTTGATATGATGGCTAAAAATCAACCAAAGTATAGTGATCAAATCAATTTTGAGTATGACAAAAACTTTATAAAAGAAATTACTCCTAAGTTTAGATCATTAAATCAAAGTCAAATTAGACTCAATAAGATAAGTAATATTTTAGAAAAAGATGATTTATTTGTAGGGGCTTTTGCAGAACCAAGGCAAGCACTTGCCAGACTAGGAAATTATTTAGGGTTTGTTGGGAACGATGCTTTGAATAATACGGCTGAGTTAATACAAGGTTTAGCAAAAGGGCAATTAGATGCTTCTGCAACATTACAAGGACAAGGTGTTATCTCCGACTCAGAACGACTAATAATTAAAAAAGCGGCAGACGGAGATTTAAGTTTTACAAAAGGTGAGTTACAAACCTTAAACAATGCTTTAAAGAAAATTGTAAGTTATGAAATATCTACTATTCAATCTGATGTTAGCAATATTACTCAAAGGCTTGATGGTATGAATCAACCTGTAATCGATGCAATAACAAATCCAACAACAAAAAGCATTTTGCAAAAACAATTAGAAACGCAAAAGAATTTTTTAATCAATATTTTTAAAATAAAACCAAATCAATTATCTAACGATAATAAAAATTCTGGTAATAGAATTCCTACAAGAGAAGACTTGATTAAGGAAAGAAATAAACGGAATCGATAATATAAGGATTGACAATGGATTTATCCAAACTTACAGATGAAGAGTTGGATGCGATGATTGCGCAAACGCCACCATCTACTCCAAAATCTTCAACTGCTCCATATATAGATTATTTTGGAAACGAATATCAAGTTCCAAAAAAAGTATCAGATAAAACAAAAGAATTGATAAGGCAGTTAGGGTTGACAACAAGAGGAGCAATAACTGGACCTGCATCGTTTTTAAGTTTAGTAGGAGACCCTTTAAACTTAGCGGCCAATGTTGTAACTGGTTCTCCTGTATCTGGAAAAAGTACATTCATGCCAGTATCACAAGCATTTAATCAGTTATTAGGAAAAGACTATTTAAACCTTCCTGAGCCGAAAGGAAAAACAGAAAGAATTGTTCAAGATGTTTTATCTGCTGGTTCTGGTGTTGGTTCAGTATATAAAGTAGCAGAAAAACTCCCAAGTTTATTTGGAAAAAAAGCAGAACCATTAAAAGATTTTTTTACTATGGGTGGACCTAGTTTTCAGACGGCAGGAGGTGGAGCCGCTGCGCTTGCAGTTGGTGCGGCAAGAGAGGGAGGAAGGCCGCCATTAGAACAATTAGCCTATGGAATTGGATCAGGCACGTTAGTTCCTAGTGGGGGAGCAGGAGCAAAGATAGGAGCGGAGTCTATTGCAAGAGGTGCAAAGTCAACGGTTAAACCTTTTACAGAAGAAGGCCGAGAGGTAATTGTTGGAAATGTTTTAAATCAACTAGCAAGAGACCCTGTTTCAGCAAAAGCAAGTATGGATGCTTCACAACCAATCGTACCAGGCTCTATGCCTATGACGGCAGGAGCATCAAAAGATGTTGGGCTAGCAAGTGCAGAACAACCAATTCGATCTTTCGATGCAACTGGAAAGTTTGCAGAAAGAATTGCAAAAAACAATGAAGCTAGAAGAATTTTATTAGGCAAGTTTACAGACCCAGATAATATTGTTCAATCAGAAAAATCCAGAGATATGTTTACAAATCCATTGCGAGAGACTGCTTTTAAAAAGGCAGAAGATGCAGGAAAAGTTGTAAATATAGATTCTATTTTGGAGCAAATCGAAACAATATCCTCTGGTCCTACTGGCGCAAGAGAAGCGGTAAACTCTGCTATGAAACAGTTTAAATCACAAATAGAAAGTGAAACTGGTGATGTAAGAAGATTAGATTCTATCCGTCAAAATATAAACGATTATATTCAAGGAAAAATTGTTGGTTCCAAAGCAGAAAACTTTAAACTTGCTAAGGGTGAACTTACACAACTGCGAAATTTTATAAGCGATGAAATAAATAAAGTTGCGCCAGGTTACAGAAACTATTTAAAAAAGTACTCAGAACTTACAAAACCAATAGAACAACAAAAAAAGATTCGTGAGATAGAAATAAAATCAACGGAAGGCGGTCAGCAAGATCCGTTAACAGGCTTTGAGACTATTCGCCCAGTTTCATTTAGAAAGGCTGTTTCAGATAAAAAAGATAAATTAAAAGGTGTTTTAACAAAAACGCAATTAGCAACACTGCAAAATATATCAAGAGATATTGATCTGGGTTTAGCAGGCCAATCACCTGCGGTACGAACTCCTGGATCTCCCACATTTAAAAACTTCTCCGTAGCCAATGTAATTGGCGATATTATCGGAAAGCAAACCTTTGGGGATGTTGGGCCGATTGCCTCAAAAGTAACTTTGCCTTTGCAGTTTTTATACAATGCACCAGATCAAATGGTTCAAGAGTTGTTAATTGATGCAATGCTTGATCCAAAATTAGCATCAAAACTTTTAGGCAAAGCCACTCAAAAAAATGTAGAAGCAGTAAGCGAGCAGTTACAAGAAAAAGCAAAGCAGATTGGTTTTGGTCAATTTTTAATATCAACGGAATAACATAATGGCAAAGACTAAGATTTCAGAATACAATTCCAACGCCTCCTTAAATACGGAACTGGATAATATCAATATTTCGGAAGGGTGCGCGCCATCCCTAATTAATAATAGTATTAGGGAGTTAATGGCGCACTTAAAAGACTTCCAAAGTGGATCTAGTTCGGACACTCTTACCCTTAATGGAAAATTAACGGTAGGAGCGTCGGCAGAATTAACGGGTGGATTAAGTGTTGCAGGACAGTTTGTTTCTACAGGAGAATTTAGCCCAAGCGCAGTAACCACTCCATTATTAACGGCTACTGGAGGTACTCTTAATAATGTAGTGATTGGTAACTCTTCTCCCAATGCAGGAACATTTAGCATTATTACTGCAACTACCAAAATAAAT